TCTACTCTTACTGGGTATAATCTTCCCGCTTTTACTTAAGTTCTGGCCAATGTAAAGGAGTTACTATGCCAATACCAACTAACGCCGCTTTCCTATTTGATATGGATAGCACTCTCTCAGATCCCGCACGCAGAGCGGATATGCTCGGTGGTAACCCCACTGATGCGGAATGGAATGCGTTCTTTATGGCCTCGGGTAACGACGCTGTCAACGAGAGCACGCTACTCATCCTCAAAGCATTGCAGAAAGATTACAAAATTGTAATCCTTACGGGCCGAAGCGAAATAGCCCGCGAAGTAACGGCCAACTGGTTGCAGAGACATGGTGTCGAATACGATGCACTGATCATGCGACAGGTGAAAGACATTACCGATCACGTCCTGTTTAAGAAAGAGGCCTACTTGAAAGAGGTCAAACCAAAGTACACGGTGCTGGGAACCTTTGACGACAACGCCGCGATTGCTCATATGTGGTCTACGCTTGGCCTCACGAGCTATCAACAAATTAATCCATAATCGCTACAGGAGCCTCTAGGAGCGTCCAAAAATCAAGAGTGGAGTGTTACCCCCAAAACAGATTCCCGTGCCTCTCAGAGGCTCCTAGGCCCTTTAGCGGGCACGCTAGTTACACTATCATCAAAATAAAAGGAGATACCACAATATGAAACGCTGGTACAAATCAAAGACAATCTGGATCAACGTAATTTCAATGGCCATAATGGCTCTTGGCACCGCAATGAATTGGCCTGAGTTTTCAGGAATGACCGCACAGTTTGTGTTTGGAATTAACATACTCAATCTTGCACTTCGATTAATCACCTTCGAGGGCCTTGAATAGTGCCGCCAGAGAAAGCAGGACGCAAATGGAGATTCATGGTGCGCGATGCTACAGGGCGACATTGGAAGTCATTCAGTGACTATGACGAGTGTCTCCGCGCATGGAATGATTACATTGGCCAATCAAAAACTAAACCAGTGATTGCAGTAGAAGTGCAAGCAATCGAGCAATACAACGACATCGACTCTTTATGGGAATTTGTTGAGGCCAATCAAGTAAATCGCCGTACCGATATTCCTCGAATACTTATGCCAAACGAACCATTCGCTATTGCCTTTATCAGTGATCTACACATTGGGTCTGCCGGTTGTGATTACAAAAAGGCTAGAACTGACGCGGAAATTGTCAGAGATACTCCCGGCATGTACGCGGTATTTCATGGTGATGGTATCGATAATTGGATTCTACCGAAGATGGCAGGTCTGCAACGCAACCAAATGGTTCCATTTGACCAAGAGGTCGCACTCTTTGGTGCTTGGATGAGAACGATTGGAGAAAAGCTTATCTGCGTTGTTGCTGGCAACCATGACAACTGGACCAGTCGCATGAGTGGTCTTGACATTGTGGCCAATGTCACTCCACCGACAACACTCTATGATCAAAACCAGATCCTATTTGATCTGAAGTGGGGTGTAAATAGTTTACGCATCTGTGTCAGACACAAATGGCGAGGTAGTAGTCAGGCGAATCCTACCGGTGGTATGGAAAAGTCTGCCCGTGATCTTGATGCCGATGTTTACGTAGGCGGTCATACACATATCGGTACGCTGTTTCGTTCTTTCGTCGTACGCGGCAAAGATCGTTTAGCAGTCCTCACCGGTACTTACAAAACTCACGATGAGTATGCCGCCGAATTAGGTTTCCCTGAGAGCAGTCATTCTGGCTGCGGAGCTATGGTAGTTGACCCTGACGGTTCAATTACTTGGATACGCGATCTAAAAGAAGCCGCTCGCTACCTCGCATTCAAACGATCGGAGGTTATGGCCAATGCCAAGAACAAGTAAGCCTAGCGATCTGCCTAAATTAGATCTGCCGCAACCAACAGCGAAGCGTGAGAGTTTAAGCGGTAATCGCAATGGATCAAAAGAGTTAGACATGAAGACTGGTGAGTTTTTACCCGGACGCGGTAAACGTGCAAAAGATCACGGCATAATCCCAGAAGTAAAACTCCACTGGATCAAAGTAACTGGCCTTAAACGGGCCTTCCTTATTGCGTACGCTGAGTGTGGTAGTTTTATCACCGCCTGTAACATCGCAAACGTACATCCAAGCAGTGTACGTGGGTGGTTGAATAAAGACCCGGAGTTTCTTACGGAGTTTGATATGGCCACTGACAATGCGGTAGCAATGCTTGAAATGGAGGCTCGTCGCAGAGCTCTTGAGGGATCAGATAGACTTTTAGAGTTTCTGTTAAAGAGTCTACGTCCGGAGGTTTACAGAGAACGATATGAGATTAAACAAGAAATCGCCACAGACTACATTATTGACCTCAGCGGGCCAGCCCCAGCAGAGAGTAATCAAGCACTCCTCAGCGACGGAGCCCCAGAAATTATTCTGGAATAACAACTGCCCTTACAAATTATTTGTGGGCGGCCGCGGTAGTGGTAAGACTCGTGGCGGTGCAGTAGAAATACTACGTATGCCCGCAAACTCAAACGCAATGGTCATAGCACCTACTAACATGATGCTTCGCGACGGTGCACTACGTACTCTACTTGAATTAAGTCGGGCCGCTGGTATTTTTGTGGATTATCACACAACACATCAGGAGTTGATTCTTCTAGGTAATCGCCGCATCTATTTTAGATCAGGCGAGCATCCAGACCGCATACGTGGTATTAACGTTGGATTTATTTGGTTTGATGAGCTTTGTTATTGTAAACCTGAAGTATGGCCAATTGCGGTCGCTACCTTACGAGAAGCTCCGCGAAAGGTTATTGCTACTACTACACCAAATGGCAAGGACTTTGTTTATGACATTTTCCATCGCGATTCTAGTAAGTATGCGATCGTTCACAGCGCGAGCAGTGACAATCTTTTCCTCGATGCAGACTATGTAAAAGATTTAGAAGAGAATATGACTGCGGAGCAATTTAGGCAGGAAGGACTTGGTCAATTCATCGATCCAATCGGTGCGGACTTTAATCGTATGTGGTTTAAATACGCAGAACGTGTACCAGATGATATTCAGTGGTATCGGTACTGGGATTTGGCCATGACCACAAAACAGACCAGCGACTTTACTGCGAGTGCCAAACTTGGAATGGATTCAATGGGTCATCTCTGGCTAGCTGATATCATACAGGTAAAGCGAGAGTATCCGGAGATTAAGCAGCTGATTATTGAGACTATGCTATCGGAGCCAGACACGATTGTTGGCATCGAAGAAGCAGTTAGTGGGTTTGCTGCAATGCAAGAACTCCGCCGTTTACCTCAGATTGCGGATATTACATTGCGTGGTATTAAAGTCGATAGAGATAAGCGTAGCAGAGCAATGCCATGGGCCGCAAAAGCTCAGCAGGGCTTGTTTACAATGCTGCATGCAACATGGAACCGAAAGTTCCTTGACGAAGTGACGGCCTTTCCAAATGGAGTACACGACGACATGGTTGACTCAGTTTCCGGCGCGTTGCAGATGCTTTCTCAAAAAAATTTAACATGGGAGATATACTAAACTATGGGACAAGTTTCTTTACCCGCATGGGTCGAGCAGTTGCAGACGCAGGATAAACTGCGTGATACTGCTGAAGCTTACAAGAAGGTTCCGATGCTTTATAGAGCAATCAACCTCCGCGCTGATGCTATTTCGAGTGTTCCTTTTCGCGTTGAACGGAATGGGGAACCAAGCGAGTGGTACTTCAAAACGGATCTGTCCGAATTATTACGCGAAACAGAGATTTCGCTACTGCTCACAGGAGCTGCCTTCTGGTTAAAGATTATGCGCGGGCGCGTACTTGTTGGTTTCAAAGTCATGAACCCATTCACAATGATGGTTACATTAGAGACCAAGGGGTTAAATCCCGCGAACTTACTCGAGTCAATGCGCTTTTCACAGTCGATCAACGGCCAGACCTTTGGACCTTGGACTAGTGAAGAGGTAATTTATTTCCGTGAAAGCTCCTATGATAGCGATGTTGGTCACGGACTTGCTCCCGCACAGGTGGCTATGCAAGCGTGTCAGCAGGCGTACTATTTAGAGCGATTCACAGGGGCATTCTTTGAGCACGGGGCGCAGCCAATCACAATCGTATCGGTACCTACTGATACTTCCGAGACTGAACTTAAACGGTTTAGTAAGAATTGGATCGACAAATTCACCGGAGTTGTCAATGCGTTTCGGCCATCATTTATTCGTGGTGGTGACATCAAGACGACGGTCATTACCCCACCGCTGAAGGATTTAATGCTTCCTGAGCTAACTGACCGTGCAATCACTGAAGTGGCCATGGCTCTCAACGTGCCAAGAACGATGCTGGAGGCATCTGCCGCTAATTATGCAACCTCAATGAATGACCGCCTGTCATTCTATCAGGAGACAATTATCCCGCGATTATCGAAGTATCGCCAGACAATTAATAATCAATTGATGAATCCACTTGGCTACGAGTTAATCTTCCAGCCTGAGGCGTTGAGTATCCTACAAGAAGATGAAGCGCAAAGAGCGGCTTCGCTTAAACTGCTCACTGACGCAGGAGTTCCGTTGAACGATGGTATGATTATCCTTGGTTATGACTACGAAATCGTACCGACGAACGTACCTACTTATGTTGAACCTATTGTTGCCGTCAAGCCCACTGAAGTAGCACCCACTCCTGTCGATATGACCCCGCTCGAGACAAGTAACGGCCTACCCATACCAGACCAAGTGCAGACAAAAGACTACACACTGTGGAGACGTAAGGCGGAGAAACGGCTTCTGGCCAATAAGTCACTCGACTTCGAGTTTTCTAGTACCGAAATTGACGTGGAGGATCTAGCGTGGATCCGTTACAATTTACCTGAGTGTAAATCAATCCACGACATCAAGCATCTTTTTGAAGAAGTAAAAGCTGTTGGGGTCAATGATGCCGAGCGACCATTGTACAATTCTATTTACAGCTACTTACGCAAAAAGGGTAATGACTTGTCGCTTATTCTCTCAGCTGGCCAGCTTAGTGAGCTACCACCAGAGTTTTTCTCCGACATGCCCGATGTAATGGTAAGTTATTTGGCCAGTCATATGCAGGATGTACTGCTATCACTGCAAGATCGCTATACCGTTGACATCGACGATGCGCTTGAGCAGTCATTAATCAACAAGCAAATTGATGCGTATATGCCAAAGCTTATCAAAGGACTTACCGATACCACAGCAGCACTGGTTAAAACTGTAATTGACCGAGCACGCGAGAATGGCGGTATGACTAATGATGAGATTATGGCCCAGTTATTACCTGCATTCGGTAAGCGTCGAGCTGAGATGATCGCTGTTACTGAATACACACGATCGGCCAGCAAAGCTACGTCAATCTATCAAGAGTACCTTACCGATTACGGTATCAAAGCAACCCGTGTGTGGAACACAGAGAATGACGAGATTTCTCGTAAGTGTCCGATCTGCGCTCCACTCAACGGTAAAACTGAAGATGTATGGGCTGAGAAATACCCTGAAGGTGCCCCTGCTCATCCTCGCTGTCGTTGTGACGTTTCAATAAAGATCGGGAGGTAGTATGAAAGTAGAAGTAAAAATACCGCCCCATTTAATTCTCGACCTACAGAATGTTTATCAGAATATCGCTGAGCCATTGCTTGTCGGATTGGCCACACAGATGCAACATCAGTTAATGTCGCAGAAACCACCGCCACCGAGCGAAGGTAGTAGTAAAGGATTTGTTTCGGATAAACAGCGTAAGTATGTTATGGCCGCTATAAGAGAAGGTCGTATCGAGGTTCCATACCGGCGTGGTATTAGTCCCGGCACTCAACGTATGAATCGTTCATTCAAAATACACAAGGCACCGAGTACGGTATATCTAACTAATTCGGCTACATATTGGCCATTCGTAATCGGGAATCAGCAAGCAACAATTCACCAAGGGCGCTGGGGGACTGTAGAAAAAGCGCAGGCAGAGTTACTTAGATCGGGATTACCGGAAAAACTCGTGGCCAAACTATTACGAAAATACTTTCAGGAGAATTAGCATGGCAGGAACTTATATTGTCCCTGAAGCAGTTGCGGAGAATGCTCGCCGCGCTTTAGAAGTTCGCGCAGGTAAACCAATGAGTGAGCGTGGTATGACTTTAGTCGGTCTTGCAAGAGCAAACCAACTTGCAAAGCGTGAACCTATCAGCTTAGACACTGTACGCCGTATGGTAGCTTACTTTGCACGGCACGAAGTTGATAAGCAAGGATCTACATGGGATCAACAGGGGAGAGGTTGGCAAGCTTGGTACGGCTGGGGTGGCGATGAGGGTCGTGACTGGGCTAAAGAAATACTAGCAAACGAAGGAGATAGTATGGAAACAAAATCAATGGAGTATGAGGGCGAGTTTAATATTCGTCAGCGAATGCTTGCTGCGGCGCTCGTGGAGGTTACCCACGAGGTTGGTAAATTCAATAAGGGAATGGGTGCAGACGGGGCACACTACGTAAGTGCAGAGAGCAATCCATTTATCGCTCAAGGCGTGGTCTGTGAAGACTGTTATTTCTATCAGCCTGATGGCAAGTGCGCTATCGTTGATGGTGATATTGAGGAGTATGCTGTCTGTAAGTTTTGGGTTATTCCTGAAACTGAGATCAAAGAACCGATGGCCGAATCCGAAGTAGTAGAGATTCCCGCGGAAGTATCCTCCGCGCGGGATTCATCTGAGGGTAACATGCCAGAAGATAACCAACCAATGGACGAGATGACAGATGAAACAAAGGTAAAATTAGTTGCTGCAGAGCGTGAGGTATTACCAGATGAAGATTTTGCGATCCCCTCAAGCCGTAATTTCCCTATCACAGACCCAGCATCGATTCAAGATGCCGTTTCCTCATGGGGGCGTTACCGCGGTGATGTTGATTTCGAGACATTTAAGCGTAACTTAATCAAGATCGCTATGCGGAAGGGGCCTGAGTTCTACAATGCTCTGCCACAGTCATGGCGCGACGAACTTATGGCCGCAGCAAAAGACCTTGCAAAAGAACTGCTA